CAGCGGCACGCGCTCCGTTGTTTCCGTGGCGTCAACCGACTGGGCCTGGGTGAGCGAGAGCTGGTAAAGCTGCATCAGCCCCGGCGTCATGGACATGGTTTGAGCGGAAAGCGAGGCGATTTCAAAGGCAATGCGGCAGGAAACGGCGTCGGTGAAATCCGGGGGCCAGTCCTGCGGGTCGAGCATTAGCCTGACATAGCGCAGATTGCAGGGGCTGACATTGGCGAAAATGTCGCGTCCGGAAATCACAAAGCGCGCCTTTGGCGAACGCAGGTCGAAATTGCAGCGCACGTCGATAACCCGCAGGCAGTCGGCCGGCATGGCATAGGAATAGCGGAAGCCGTGCGCGGGCATGCCGCCGGACTGGGTGATGACCGTGAACATTCCCGCAAAGCCCCAGTTGAACGAGCGCAATATCTGCTCGACAACAAGGTCATAAACCGTAGCGGCGTTCCAGTCGCAGTCCTCAAGCGAGGCCGCAAGCGGCAGGCCAATCTTCATCAGGGCATTGTTGATAACTTCCAGCTTGTCGTGGGCAAACATGATTATGCTCCCTTGACTTGCGCTGCCCCTGGCCATAATTAAAAGGGAAGGGCGGCAAGTTGCTTACACCTGCCGCCCGATTGTGGGCACATCCCAAGTTTGAGATTGCTTGAAATGCGCCCGGTTCAGGGATTGAGCCTCCCTGCCGGGCGCGCTGTTATTTAAGGTTCAACTTGTGAACCACCACAGCCACCAAAAGGCCGGCCACAAAAGAGGCCAGCACGTCTAGCAGGAAGTGCCACATGGGACTATCCTCCTTTTGGGAGGCCCACGGCAGGCATTCTATATTAAATTTTCAAAGAACCAAAGCCCGTTATTGTCGGGCCATTTCCATGTCATTCACCGTCTTTGCCGCGTTCGCCATGCCCTGGGCGTTCTGGACTGCGGCCTGCGCCTCAAGCATCTGCTGTTGTTGCTGCATCTGGGCGGCCTGGGCTTCGGCCCGCTGCTGGCGAATCTGCGCCACGTCGGAATCGGCGCGGATGACCTTGCCGGGCACGCCAAGGCCGGTTGCCAGCTCGTCAATCATCTGGTCAACGTCAACCTTGTCCAGAACTTCAAGGGATTGCGTTGCCTGCGCGAGCATGGCCACATCCTGCATCAGCGCCCGTGTGGTTTCCGCGCCGGTTTGCCGCAGGGCGTTCGCCATTGGCGATACAAAATCCATCTTCAGGAAACAGGGATAACCCTCGAGCGATTGCGGCGGAGGCGGCGTTAGCCCTGCCCGATCCAGCGCGGCAAGCAGGCGGTGCAGAAGCGGCGTCAGCACATTCGGCTCATACGCGCTCATCACAGGCCCCATCTGCTGCAAAGCCTCGCGCTTGCGCTCCAGAAATTCGGTGGCCGACATGTCGCGCGGGCGCTGGTCCAGCGGCATGGAGGCAAAGATCGAGGCCATCAGCTCCTGCTCCAGGCGCTGGCCGACAGCGTTGATTTCGGCCTGCA